CAAGTAAAAGTGGAAGGTTCTGGCGTATCATTTGATCAAGCTCAAGAAACTTACACTGCACGTTATACTCATGACACAATTGCTTTAGCATTTGCAATCACAGAAGAAGCTATCGAAGATAATCTCTACGATAGAATTGCTTCTAGATACACAAAAGCTTTAGCACGTTCTATGTCTAATGCGAAACAAGTAAAAGCTGTAACACCTTTGAATAATGGTTTGTCCTCAGTGGCAACATTTAAATCAGGTGACGGCGTTTCTTTGTTCTCAACTAACCACACAACTGTTAGTGGAACAGCGGTTAAAAATACTTTAACTACGCAAGCAGACTTGAATGAAACTTCATTAGAGCAAGGTCTAATCGACATTGCTGGAATGACTGATGAACGTGGATTGAGAGTGGCAGCTAGAGGGGTGAAAATGATTATCCCTTCAGCTAATCAGTTCAACGCTGAAAGATTGATGAAATCTCAAGGCAGAACTGGAACAGCAGATAATGATATCAACGCTGTAGCATCAATGGGAATGATTCCTCAAGGATATAGAGTGAATAATTTCTTAACTGATACTGACAGTTGGTATATTATTACTGATGTGCCTAACGGTATGAAAATGTTCCAAAGAGCAGCTTTAAAAACTGCTATGGAAGGTGATTTCGATACTGGCAACGTTAGATACAAAGCTAGAGAAAGATACTCGTTTGGAGTATCCGACTATAGAGGTATCTTCGGTGTAGAGGGTGCGTAATCCAAAATAAATTTGTGGCGGGACATAGTTCCGCCACATTTTGCAAATAAGGTAAGAAATGCTTAAAAAATTCCTAGTACAGATATGGGCTTATGACTATCACGCTAAATTTGAAGTTTTAGCGGGGGATAATCGTGAATCTATTGAACAATCTATCCTTGACAAATTAGGAGATAAGAGTATAAAGTGGGAATCAACGGGAATGTTTAGAGACACTCCCCGTAGAATAACCTATGAGGAGGTTAGTAATGACCGAAGACCTATACAAACAAAAGAGGTCCTTGGAGTTAGGGTGGCAGTATGAGTATAATCAACACGGAAAATATACTCTTAATATGGTCGAAATTGATGAGAAAATTAAAAGTATCATCACCCAGATCAAAGCTGAAGAGTTTAAAATTGCTGATAGAGAAAATAAAATTAGTGATTCAGCCGCCCAAGTTTCTGTGGCAACTTAGATAAACGCCACATCGCTGAAATCGTACTTTTATGCAGGGATCCCTTGCACTCTACTCAAATTTCATATATATTTTATTCACTATACAAATTTTAAAAAAACTTAAATGTAGACGCGTATAGTCGACATCCCCTAGGGACTACATTTAAATATTCTAGGAGGAATATTATGGCAAACACAACATTTACTGGATCAGTACGATCTGAGAACAATTTTAAAGTTATCAGTAAAGCTGCATCCACAGGACTAGTCTCTGATCGAACGATCGGTGACGGATTGAAAGACTCTCGAAGATATTATCTTGATGAGTATTTTAATAAACTTCCTGCTCTTAACGCTTACCTACAAGGCTCAGAAACAAAAGACTGGGGCAGCATAGATGACGGCAATGAAGCAGCAGAAGACGTAACAGTTACAGGCGCAGCACTAGGAGACTATGCGGTAGCAACAATGAGTATTGATGTTACAGATTTAACTATAACGGCATCAGTAACAGCATCAAACGTAGCTACAGTTGTTTTAGGAAACTTCACAGGTAGTGCGGTAGACCTTGGATCTGGAACATTAACAGTTAAAGTTTTTAAAGCTGGTTCAACAGCAACAGGTAAAAACAATAACTTTGAAGTACTAGGTACTAACATGACTACAGCGTTAGCTACTAGAAGCACTACTTCTGCAGTGATTACGTTAACAACAGCAGGCGCTGATCAAGACCAAGCAATTTTAACTCCACACTTAGACAGTGGACAAACTGCTTGGACAGGTGTCGTGTGGGGTACTGAAAACCAAGTTACGTGGGAAGCTTGCATCAGAACAAGTGCGGCTATTGATAATCAAAATATCTGGGCAGGATTGAAAAAAACTAATGTTCCAGAAGTTGCGACTGATACTGAACAAGCATATTTCACATTCTTAACGGATGCGGATAATTCTGGTCAGGCAATGACTGATTTTACTTTACTACACTTTGTTCATAGTATTGGTGGTACTGATTATATTAGTAGATTACCTATCACAGTAGCGGCAAGTACAAACTATCATTTGAAAATATCGTCTGATAGTAACAGAAAACTGTCAATGTTTGTAAATGGTGTTCAATACAACATTACAGGTACATCTGGCAGTACAGGTGGTACAGCGGTTGTTGAAGGAAACGATAAATCAGCAGCTATAACTAACGATGTGAATTTAATTCCATACGTTGGAATTGAAGCAAACGATGGTGCAGCAGCAGCATTAGATGTTAGCTATTGTGCAATAAGTAGATTAATATTTGAATAATAGTTATTAACAAACTTTAATAGAGCGGGGGCTTCGGCCCCTTCTCTCTAATAGGAGGAAAAATGGCAGACGCAGTAACAAGTCAAACTTTATCAGATGGCGATAGAACAGCTGTAGTGAAATTTACAAATATCTCTGATGGTTCAGGTGAAGCATCAGTAAAAAAAGTTGATGTTTCAGCTTTGGCAACTTCATCAAGAGATGGTGCTACGTGTACAAGAGTTCATATTACACAAGTATGGTATGCAATCTCAGGCATGAGAATTGATCTAGAATGGGATGCTTCAACTAACGTTAAAGGATTAATTTTAGGTGCCGGAATAGCTTTAGAACCTACTAATGGACATTTTGATTTTAGATCTTTTGGTGGAATTAAAAATAATGCTGGTGGTGGTATTACTGGTGATATTGATTTAACAACTTTACATCATACAGCTAATGATGCGTATACAATTATTCTAGAGTTAAGTAAGTCATATTAGGAGGTAGCCCATGGCAAATACTACTTCTGGAACAGTTACTTTCGACAAGACTTTCGCTGTTGATGAAATTATAGAAGATGCTTACGAGCGGATTGGTCTACAATCTGTTTCAGGATATCAATTAAAAACAGCAAGAAGAACTTTAAACATTCTTTTTCAAGAATGGGGCAATAGAGGTTTGCACTACTGGGAAGTAGGAGACACCAATATTGATCTTGTTGAAGGTCAGGCTGAATATGTTTTTTATAGAGCATCAGGTGATGGAACAAGTTCTACTACAGCAGGCGGAACAACAGGAACATCGACCTATGGTTTGGCTGATGTTTTAGAAGCTACTCTTAGATCCGATAGAGGAGATACAGATCAAGCTGATTCCGCACTTACAAAAACAGATCGAGCAACCTTTTCAAGTTTAGCTAATAAATTATCAAAAGGAACACCTTCTAGATATTTTGTTCAAAGACTTGTTGATAAAACAACGGTCACTCTTTACCCGACACCTGATTCATCTAATGCATCAAAAGAAATTCACATTTTCTTTGTAAAAAGAATTCAAGATGCTGATGCAACTTATACAGATGCAACAGACGTACCATATAGATTCGTACCTTGTATGGCATCTGGTTTAGCATTTTATTTAGCACAAAAATTTAATCCACAGGTAGCTCAACAAATGAAATTATATTATGAAGATGAGTTAGCTAGAGCATTATCAGAAGATGGCTCTTCTACTAGTGTTCACATAACACCGAAAGTTTATTACCCAGGAACATAATGACAAAATACGCAAAAGCAATATCAGATAGATCAGGAATGGAATTTCCGTACAATGAAATGGTTAAAGAATGGAATGGTATGTTTGTACATAAATCAGAATTTGAAGCTAAACATCCTCAATTAGAACCAAGAGGATATGCAGGAAGAGAACGAGGTTTATTAAATGCAAGACCGGATAGAACTGAAAATGAAGTCATTGCAATTTTAGGACCAGATCCTTTTTCTACTATTTCAGCTTCATCTGGAATTATAAATGTATTTGAAAAAGGTCATGGTAGATCAACAAGTGATACAG